TTTCTATAATAAAGATGAAGCCTATAATGTATTAAAAGATATCGCAGCAATATTTAAAGGAATTATCTATTGGAATACAGAAGGCTTTTCTTTCTTCGCTGACAAGAAAAAAGAGCCATTGGTTTATTTTGCAAATACTAACGTTAAAGATGGTTTATTTAGCTATTCTGAAACCGCAAAGAATAAAAGATATACTAGTGTAGAGGTAACTTATAATGACAAATTTGATAATTATAAAACTAAAGTCGAATTTGTCGAAGACGTTGACGGAATTTTAAATTATGGTTTGAATCCTTATAAAATAAATGCGGCTGGATGCACTTCACGATCAGAAGCTAGAAGAATAGGAAGATATGCATTAACAAGCTCTATATACGAGACAGATACAGTTACCTTCACTGCTGGATTAGAAGGCGCGTATTTACAACCTGGCGATGTATTTGGTATCAGCGATGAAATAAGAAACGTTGGCAGATCATTTGGTAGAATATTAGAAGTCAATGAAACAGCTAAAACAATTAAAATTGATGGTGAGTTCAACACTGGTTTAGACTCTGGAGTTTACATCCATGTGCCATCTGGTAATTTTTCTCTCTCCGATTTAAATTCTTTAACTGGAAGTGACGGTGGATTTACCGGAACTCTTGAACAAATTAGAGCCAGAAGACAAAAACAAACTAGAAAGTTTAATATTCATACGGTCACAGACGACACATATGGGGCCACTTTAACTTTAACTGGAGATTTCTTATTAAAATCAGGTATATTTGATGTTTATGCGCTTGAAAATAGAACTACAGGAGCTTCTTCAACGTACACGGGTATAACAACATTAACTGGTGTAGTTTATAACTTTCCTCCGCATACCGTTGTAAATGGAAATCCAAGGTGGGATACTTTGACTTTCTCTGGCATTTCTGGAGTGCTTTCTAATCTTGAAATAGATATTGATTTTTCTGGAGACGCTGGGACTGGATTATTAATATCTGCCTCAACCCCAAGTTGGGAAGGAATTATAACTGGTTTTAATAATATTAATTCAGACAGTGGAGATTTTGCTTGGACTGTCGCATCTGAAGGAAGATTAGAGTCTTATAACTCAGCTGTTATTTATAGATACAATAGTGGAGGCGCTTATGAGGCGTCTAACTTATTAGGCAATATTAATAGCATATGGTCTAACCCTGTTTATACTAACGCAAGTACTGGAGATGTTGTTATTGCTGTGTGGCCAAGTGGAACACTAGATTCTACAACTCCAAATGCAATATGGTCAACCGGATACGCAGCAACAGAAGTATTCAAATTGGGATTAGATACAAATACTAGCAAAGATAATTGCTTATATTGTGTCGCGCTAATTAAAGAAGGTTATCGTTTACTTGAAGCTGGTAGCAAAAGAGGTTTAGATTATCCTGGTATAAAATTTAATTATAGAGATTTGTTGGCTTATTCTAAGTTACGTCCATATTATACTTTTGTTCAAGCTGATTTCGGAAGCAGAGCAGAATCTATTTATGAAGATTGGAAATCTGGCAGAGATTATTCTGTTGGAAATATTGTAAAACATTATTCCGATACATATATCTGCACAAGATCTCATAAATCTTCTGAATATTTCAGCGAAGATTATTTAAATTCATTTACAAGGCAATGTGATATTGAAGCTGGAAATAAAAATATCGGATTAACAACTCAACATATCTCTGAGCTTGGTGGCGTTGCTGTTGGCATGTATGTAGCTGGTGCTGGAATTCCAGCAAATTCAAGAATAAATAGCATAACCGACGATCCAAGTAGCATTACTTTTCATATCGATAAAGATCCAACTGCTACGGCTAATAATGTAACAGTAACTTTTTCAAGCAGATTAGTGGGAGGCAACAGCTCATCTGCATCAAAATGGACTAGAGGAAATGAGGAAGGATATTATTCAGTTGGCTTGCCAAAAGATTTTTATGGTACAGGTAAAATTCCTTTAACAACACCTTTAACATCTAGTCTCGTATCTGGCGCATTTACTGCCCTCGGATTAGAAGTTTACGTTGGCACTGGAACTTTAGGACAATCGGATTTAAGATTATTACCAGAGTCTAACGGAATTGGATATAGTGGTTTAGTTTACGGCACTGGATACCCCAAAGGCGTTTATAGTTTAACTGTAGACACAAATCCTCAAAATTTAGATTTAATAAACGAAGGTTCTCTGTATGTTTTAAGCGGATCTGGAGTTGAACCAAAACTTTATAAAACTATTGCGAATAAAGAAGAAGAGGCTAACCAGTACGCTATTGTTGGCATAGAGTATTTAAACAATAAAGATGATTATATTGAAAAAGATATTTTAGATACCTCTCCAAGTTATTACGTTCAAGGGCCATACGATGTGGTTATAAAGCCTAATCCACCATCTGGAATACAAAGCATAAGTGGTATATCTGGAGCAACAAAATATACTGGTATTCAAGTGATATGGTCTGGAACAAACAGTCCAATTACCGGCTATAAAGTTTATGTTAGCAGGCCAGATTATTCAACAATAACAAATGAAACAGACGCGATTGTAGAAAGCTATACCATTCCTTCTGGAACGCATACATTAACCATTCCAATAACAGGTTCAGACGGTAATGATATTTGGGGCCAATATGATTTTAAAATATATTCGCAAGGCACAACATACAAATTACTTTGCACAGATCCGGTAGAAACTGGAATTGTTATGCTGCCTTCTGGTAATTTAAAGATTAACGGAACTAACGCATTAACTTCTACAATTCCAAGTGGATTTACAATTGATACAGCAGATCAAGACTCTGTAAAATATTCGATTGGTTATGCTGGTGGCACTTATACTGGAAATGGTAGAGGGAACTGGACTTCAAAAGATTTAGTTTTTAGATGGAAATACATTGATCCAACGGGCGGCAAAATGACAACTAAAGAGCAGATCTACGAAAATCCATTTGTTGATTTGCCTCAAAAAGTAACAGTACAGGTTTTAGATTCTGCTGGTCAAGTCTTAAAAGAAGAGAAGAATTATCAAGGGCTATCTTATAGAATAACACAAGCCGATAATGCTGCAATGTTTGATAGCTCGACTACTCCAGATTTTGTAGAGTACTCAAGAGAAATAGGATTAAGAGTTATTGTTACTGACAACACTAATTTGTCTAAAACAGGCACCTTCCAAGCAGTAAATCAATACCCTGGTTATTCTAAAATACAAGTCATAGACTCTTATCAAAACTCTCCATATTATATTCTATCTGGATATTATGGAAATAGAGGATTTACTGGATTGGCTGTTTGGAGTCCTGACGTAGCAAGTACAATTGGGGCTATAACAACAATTTCTGGTTCTGGGGTAAGAGATGCTGACGGTAATTTAATTAGAAGCGAAAGCGAAGATGTTCCATTAACATTCAGAGATATCTCTGGGGCATTTTCAACCGCTACATTCTACAATGGCACTGGATTAGCGGTAGGTACTAGAGCGGCGGTTTCAATTAATTTTAAAGGAACAGGCGAGCCTGATTATGAAAAATATGTTTATGCTTATGATGATTTAAAAGATCATTATGAAAAATATGTTGATAAATCAATTTCTGTATCACAATGGGGTGCGGATCACTATTCTTCCTTCGGTCAAAGTGAAGGAAGAGAAATTCCAACAAAGGAAGGAAATCCGCTAGGTATTTGTAACCTTCACGATATAAATCCAGCAACCCAGCCAAATAAAACAGGATTTTCTGGCATTGCATTCACAGTATTACCAGAAGACGTTTCAAAGGGTAAGATAATATTTAATTGCTTTAACGCCACTTCAAATAAAGATGTTTTCAGTGTTGATGTATATACTGGAGTTGGCTATACTGATATTATAAATCATACCGAAATGGAAGAAGGTAATTGGTACGAAATCGTTACTTTAGGCAGCAGCGTGAATTGGAGAACTATAGGTCATGATTCAAATACTCCAATATTAGGAAGCGAATTGGAATACAATGGAGAAACAATAGCTGGATCAAGTGCGACCGTAAAAAGAGTATTTAAACCTGATTTAGTTAATCATACTAATCTCTTTGGGGCGGTTTCTTTAACAGAAACAAGAAGTTATTTGAATGTGATTACTCTTGGAGAAAGATTGCCTACGGGACAATGGTTATACTTTAGATTCAGACCTTGGGACGACTATGGAGCAGGTTTTACTTCTAAAGTTGTAAGCGGATATTTAGAAAGAGAGCCAACAGAAGTTACATCTCCAATTGCAAATAGATATAACTTAGACGGAGGTAGAAATGAAAACGAACTTATCAGTATTCCTGGTAATACTCTAGTTAAAAACTATAAATACAGAATAGAGCAATTAGGCAATCCAGAAATAAACTGGGTCACAATTGGAGCAGATTCGGCTACTTTAAATTCTGAATTTATATATAACGGAGAAACTGTGTCTGGAGGTGGAACTACAATTGGTAAAGTTAAAAGAGTAGAAATTCCCTACGTTGTTCCAGAAAATCAAATAAATTCAACTAATCTTGTAACACCAAGAACAGATTCTTCGCTTGTATTGCCCACCGATATACAAGAAGGAAGCTCAATCATTCTGGTTAATAGAAGTCTTGAACATAACTTATACGTTGAAGACAGCAATGGAAATCAAATCTCTATAATCAGGCCCAATGAACGAGCCGAGATTATTAGAGATGATGTTGAATGGAGAGACGACAGAGGCTCCGTTCTATCGCTTGAGTAATTAGAATTTAATATCAAACACTGATTCGTCGATCTTGCTATCCACGCCTTTAACGTAAGAAGAAATCTCAGTCTCCTGTGGGGCGACTTGAATCTTCTTGCTATCATAGAAGCTATCTAACCATCCAGCAATAGGATTGCCCTTTGCGTTGTATAGCTTCTTGTATCCCATAGAAGTAAGACGATTATCAGCAAGCCACTCAACATAATGCTTGAGCGAATCAGCGGTGAGACCAATTAAACTACCCTTTGAGAAAAGGTAATCGGCCCAGTCTTTTTCTGCATCCACGGCCATACGATAAGCCTCGTAGATACGATCTTCATTCTTCTTAAAGATATCTTGGAAGCCTTCCTTTGGCTGATCACGGAGAATCTTCATGATGTTCTGAGTGATTGCAACGTGAAGGTTTTCGTCACGCGAAATTAAATTAATAATTTTAGCGTTTCCTTCCATCTTTCCGCGATATCCAAAGTAAAACGAGCAAGCGAATGAAACATAAAAAGTTACCCCTTCGGTGATCTGAGTTGAAAGGAGTGCATCGAAGATTTGCTGCCTTGGGTCATTGCTCTTGGTATTAAGCAAAGCGTCGTACTTATTGGAAATAAACTGCGCCCTCTTGACGATCTCCTTGTCATCTAAAATAGAGTCGAAGAACTTTGTAGCATCAGGATGGACGTTCTGCAAGATATATGTATAACTATTGCTATGAATAGTTTCAAAGAATGACCAAACATTCATGCAGATCTCAAGTTCTGGATTACTGACGTAATCAGAAAGAGAGTTAATGCTACGGGATAGCATTGAATCTGTCATAGTTTGGAAGCGAAGATTACTATCAAAAACAAACTTCTCTTCTGGAGATAGATTCTTATAATCAGCTGCATCCTTAGTAAGATTAACTTCCTGTGGTCTCCAGAAGAAATTAATCTGCTGATCGTAGAGATCATAGAACTTGGGATACTTTAAACGATCATATCTTTGGATCGCCAAATCTTCGCCAAGGAAGAGCGGTTGTTTAAGTGAGTCCACGTTTACAGTGTTGAGTACAGTTTTCATATTATTACATGTAGTTTCTACTGCGATCTTTTCGTCCTCCTGAGTGGTGAGGTCTATTAGTTCCTTGCCACATTTTCCATTCTTTAGTTGTAGGGGCTTTTAATTTCTTTTTTTGTTTTTCCGCCTCTAAAAGCCATACTGGTTTGTAAAGATCAAAAAGTTGATTAATATAGTTATCGTCAGCCGTTCTAGCTGATTCATAACCTTTATTGATAAGCCACTTTCGCTTTCGCGAAACACTGGCATTAGAGAGAAATTTATAGTCCATTTTTATAAGGTGCAAGCTCCACCAGCGCAGCCTTGGGTGTCGTCTTGCGGTTCTTCGGTTTTTGTTTCTTGTTTAATTTCTTGTTTTGTATGTAAAGCGGTTTGAGTGTCGCCGTCAAACGTATTTGTGTAGTAAAGATTTTTAATTCCGTACTTATAAGCCAGCATTAAGTCTCCAACAAGTTCTCCTTGGCTTGGAATTTTATTTTGATAACGAGTGGCGTTATAATAAAGATTAGTTGAAATACTCATGTCAACAAATTTTTGAAGAGCAGCGACTACCTTCAAATACCCCTGATTATTGGGCATTTCAAACGCGAGGGTATAATTATCCTTGTTATTTTTGATATGGGGGACCACAACTGGGATAACTCCAGCCTTTGAACGCTTATAAGAAATCAAAGAACGAGGAGGTTCAATCCCGTTAGTCGATGATTGAATAACAGAGCTAGACTCAACAGGCATCAAGGCAGTCAAGGTACTGTGACGCATACCGTGAGTTTTAATTTGCTTTCTAAGCTCTTCCCAATCACAGTGCAGTTTCTCAGTGACAAATTCATCAATATTCTTGCAATAAGTATCGATTGGCAGAATAGCTTTTGAGAACTTTGTTTCAGAAAACAAGGCGCATGGACCCTTTTCTTGAGCCATCTTAACTGAAGCCTTGATGAGATTATAACTCACAAGCTCCATGATAGCGGCGGCTTTGTTGGCGGCATTCTTGTCGGTATACTTGACGCCAATATTAGCAAGATAGCCAGCAAGATTAGTGACGCCAACCCCAAGACTGCGGCGATTCTTTGCAAAATTTGCAGCAGCAGGAACGAAATAGTTTTGATGATCAATCAAAGCGTCAAGCATACGAACAATAATTTCGCATACAGGCTCCATCTCGTCCTTTACAACCTCAAGAAGATTAACGGCAGATAAGATGCAAACGCCGATTTCTCCATTGGGATCATTCAAGTCCTTGATAGGCTTGAGCGGATGATTGACCTCAAGGCAAAGATTGCTGGTATCAACTTGGGCATTCCAAGAACCATGCGAGTTTGCATGATCAACGTTCATCAAATAAATGCGACCAGTTTCTACACGCTCTTTAGAGAACAAAAAGAAAAGATCACGCGCATTAATTGTCTTTTTAAATTTAAGGCTCTTGTTCTTTTCTGCCGCTTCATAAAGCTCCTTGAATTCTGGCATACCAAAGCTATTCCAAAGCTCTGGGACTTCGTGATAAGAAAATAAAGTAATGCTTTCATTCTTGACCAGACGATCATAGAATGTACGATCAAATCCGATGCAATAGTCGAGTTTGCGAACTCGGTTGTCGTCTGTGCCAGCATTATTTTTTAATACAAGAATATCCTCAATATCATGATGGAACCAAGCCATGTTTACTGTTGCAGATCCACCGCGAATACCATTTTGATGACAAGACTTAACGGTAGATTCAAACATCTTTAAAAAGGGAACAGGTCCAGTATGGCTAACCATGCCGCCCTTAACAGGTGCATTAACTGCACGGAGACGACTTGCGTTAATACCGATACCGTAACGATTTGCGGTAGCAAATCCAATGGCGCTATTATTCGCAAAGATAGAGTCAAGAGAATCGTCTACACTAAACAAAGCGCAAGACGCATAAGATTTGAGGGTAGTTCTCACTCCAGCCATAATAGGAGTGGGCAAATTAATTTTGTGCTGGCTAAAATAATTATAAGCCTTCTTGATATAGTTGGTCCGCTCTCCCTTATAGTCCTTAAATAAGGTCATTGCAATGAGCATATAAGCAAATTGCGGGGTTTCATAAAGCTTCTTATTAGTTCTATTCTGAACTAGATACTTTTCGCAAAGCTGCTTAATACCAGCGTATGTGAAATTAAAATCACGATCATGACGAAGGCATTCATCAAACTTATGGAATTCACGATCATCATACCATTCAAGAATGGCGGGATCATAAACTTTATTTTTAATATTATCTTTTACGAAATCAATAAGTTTTGGGGCATTCTTGCCTCCCCAAACTTCTTTACGCAACTGGTAATTTAAAAGACGAGAAGCAACATACTGATACTGAGGCTTTTCTTCGGAAATGAGTCCAGCCGCAGCTTCAATTAATGTGTTGTGGATATCTTTAGAGGATATTCCATCAAAGAAAGAAAGGTTCGCATTCATCGCGACTTCCTCAAAAGAGGTATCGTGAATTCCAGTGCAAGCCCATTCTAAAACTTTGTTAATTTTATCGGCGTCGAACTTTTCAATTTCTCCGCTTCTCTTCTTAACAGTCATTAATTTTTTCATAAAAAGTAAAATAGGGTAAAAGATATTACATATCAAACAGGAACTGCCAAACTAAAAAGTTTGGACAAACGATTATTCGTAGTTCTTTACAAAAGAAAGTGTATCTAGGCGAAATCCGTTAGCCATATAAAACCCTTGAAGTCTCGGATCTCCGCCATTACACATGTAGTTCATGGACAAAAAGTCAATCTTTTTTTCGACAATAATTTTCTCAACTTCTTGTAGAACTCTAAATCCTCCAAACATAGTTGGATGGGTTGAAACCCATACAATCTCATTCAATCCTGTTTTGCCGCAACTCCAATCTTTCGATATAATTCCAGCAAACAAAGACACAGGCTGATCTTTGTCGAAGTAACAAACTATTACCGCATCATTTTTAAATACTAATAAAAGCTGAATGAGCTGATTCTCTAAGTGGTCAAGATCCCAACGACCAGCTACATGACCTTGCTTATCAAGAATTTTTTTAAGCCCCTTGCTATCCTTCATTTTTTGAAGGATAGGCTTGAGGGCTAAAGTACTTATAATTCTTTTGACCATTACTTAATAAACTTCAGTAATGCGCGAGCTTCTTTAGCTGGAATATCTGACCATGTTTTCCAATTTGCAGCATCTTCATTTTGATAAGACTCTGCCTTCCAAAGCTCTCGTAACCAAGATTTAAAATCGCTAAATCCACCGCCGATATTTTCGGTAAACTTCTTGGAAAGAATCCCTTGCGGAGAAATGTCGGCAGATCCGTCTATTGAAGAAGATGCTGCTTTAGCTCCATTTCCTTTCGCAATTTCATCTTCTCCAACAATATGAATGCCTAGATAGTTTCTCACGGTACGCACAAACGCGCGATTTGCAGCGATAGTTTCAAGAAACTTTTGACCAAAGCCATCTGTATTTTCAAAAGTTGCATTTGCAACATCCATAGACGAGATAGAATTCCAATCATCTTCAATTGAATTAACGTTTGTTTCGAAATTGCTGATCCAATCAATAGTGCAAGATGCGACTACATAATCTCTTTCGAGCTTAGGAAATTGGAAAAGGACTCGGGAATATCCACGCAACTTTGCAACCTCTTTGATTCCTCCAAGCTTAATTAAAAGCTGCTCGTCTCGCAGATCAGTAGCTGATTCTGGAACTGGTTGGTTCCTACGATTGAACCAATCCTTATTTGGATAAAGATGAGCGGGATTAACCATTGCGCGCCAATTGACGGTGCCATCTTTATTAAAGATATAATTTACTCCATTGAGAAGCCCGCGTTCATCGCGAACTGTTGGTTTGGTAGTTTGTGTTTTTTCGCTCATCTTTTAAAAAATAGAAGTGTGGAGACTCTTTCCAGAAGTCTGGATCATCGACTATTTTTGAGTACTTGTCAAGCTTTGGTAGATCTTTTTTCCAGAAAAATTCACAAGCATAAATTTTACCATTAGAAATAAAAACCTTTTCAGAGGAAAAGAGGCACGCTTCATTTATTTCGTCAATATTTTTAATATCTTCTTTAACGAAAGCCATTTCCTTTTCTAAGGAGAAATCAAAAAACCTTTCTGCTAATTCGCCCCATTTCTCATTATCTTTGGCAAAAAGAGAAATTTTAATTCCTAAAGACTTTAGCTCCTCCAAATATTCAATAGTAATTCTTTCGCTAGCTTCTATTGTGATCGCTTGAATTTTATTTTTAATCTTATTGATGCATGGAATAGATATTTCTTTATCAGTAATAATATTTAAATGAGAAATTTTTGAGATTATCTCTAATATTTTTTCATCAAAATGCAAATCCATTCTAAT